CTCGGCTGCGACCTGCACACCACCATGCGTGCCTCGGCGGTAGGACGGGGTTAGACGAGGGTGAACAGCGCCCTCACCGACTCATGTAGGAGAAATAACATGACTCGTTGCGACCACTGTGGATGCTGTGGGCACGGCAAAAGCCGACCCCAGAGCCAGATGTGGGCCGGACTTTTCGTCACGATGTCCTCGGTTGCCGCCAGGGTGTGGGAACTGGTAGCCAGCTGAGGCGGTCTACTCGTCTACTCAAACCAGCGCGGCGGGGCGCTAGAGGTGACACCCTCTGGCTCCCGCCACCTGGTGATAGCCACGTCCCGACACCCTACACCCTAGCTGAGAGAAAGCAGCTGCCAGTAGCTTCTGCGCTCCGGCGTTGGGCGTCGTGCACCGCCGAACACCTGAACATGAACCGCCCCTGCCTGTCCTGCGGCACGCCGTCCCCGGACAGCCGCTGCCCCGGGTGCTGCACTCTCCCGGCCCCCCGGGACCACGCCCAGCGGGACCGGCGCCGGGCAGCGCTGGGTGTCCAGTCCTCGACGTCTCGGGGCTACGACGGCGCCTGGCGACGTCTGAGTGAACGGGCTCGCCGGGCTCAGCCTTTTTGTAGTGATTGTGGACACTGGGGAGACAATCGAAATCCCCTGACCACGGATCATCTTCGATGGCCCGCCCGCACCCTGGCCGACGTGGAGGTCGTCTGTAGATCGTGCAACTCAAAGCGCGGTGCGCGCCGGGCAAGCGTGAGTGCGGCATGACGGACCAGACGCTGAGCGACGCCAAGCTCAACGCGATCGCACTGACCCGAGCTGCACTTACCCACGATCACGCGGCGCTCTACTCCATCCTGGCGTCAATAGACTTGGACGAGGCCCGCGAGACCGTTGGGAACCTCGTCTCTCTCAACGCCGCACTGCTGACCACCATCACCGATCACCCGCTCCTCATCCTCGATTGCTGGGCAAGGGCAACGGTGAACAATGCGTGAGCACACGGAGCCGGAGATTGGTCGCAGATCTGTCCCCCGGGGGGTGAACCCTCGACTAGGGGGGCTCGACCCGCGTGGGGGTAGCCGTTTCGGGCCACTAATGATCTCGAAGGATTGCTCACAACGTGCGTAGAGGGCCGAAAACAGAGCCGAAACGGCACATTGATGCCGATTCGCTGCCTCCACACGGCCCAAAGCGGGTAACACACTTCATCGAGACTTATTGCCGAGTCCCCAAGGGGACGAAGACGGTCCCGGCCGGGTCTCCGGTGGTGCTCCGGCCCTGGCAGAAAGACATCCTCAACGGTCTGTACTCGGATCCCCGGCCGCGCCAAGGATTGGTATCAGTCGCCCGCAAGAACGGGAAAACGCTCCTCGCCGCGTGCCTGGCGCTCTACCACCTGGTCGCCGACGACGAGGCGTCCGCCGAGATTCTGGTCGTGTCATCGGACGAGAGAACGGCGCAAGTAACGTTCAAGCTCGCACGCAGAATGGTCGAGCTGGACGACACCCTGCGTGAGTGCATTCAAGTGTGGAAGGAACAGCTCTACATTCCGCGCACGGACTGCATCATGGAGGTGCTGTCCGGGGACGCCAGCCGGGCACAGGGCCGCAATCCGTCGTTTGCGATCGTGGACGAGGTTCACGTCACCGACCCGGACTGCTGGGACGCTCTCGCGCTCGGACAAGCAACACGGGCTCGTCCCCTCATCCTGGGTATTTCCACGGAATGCGGACCGAATGAGCCCGAAAACTTGATGGCACGACTCGTGGGGCATGGCCGCAACGCGAATGATCCCGACTTCTTCTTTCGGGAGTTCACCGCACCGGCCAACTGCGACACCCACGACCGCCGGGCCTGGGAATCAGCAAACCCTCAGTTGTACGACACCCTTGACGCCGATCACCTCGCCGCATTGGTTCGCACAACGCGCGAGTCACAGTTCCGTCGTTATCACTTGAACCAACGGGTCGCCACGGAAGGCGCCTGGCTGCCGCTGGGTGCCTGGGATGCCTGCTCGGTGCTCGCAGGCGCGGACGGGGCCGCTCAGGGCCGCGAATCGGCCATCCTCGCCGGGTCGGACGTGGTACTCGCGCTCGACGGCTCGTTCTCCGGGGACGCCACGGCGCTGGTCGCCTGCACCGTTGACCCGCTCCCGCATCTCGACGTCATCGCGCTGTGGGAGCCTCCGAATGACGATCCCGGGTACCGGGTCGACGTCGCCGATGTTGAGGACATGATCCGCACTACCTGTCAACGGCTCTCCGTGCGCGAAATCTGCGCCGACCCCTATCGCTGGACCCGCTCGTTGCAGGCCCTCGAAGCCGAGGGACTGCCGATGGTCGAGTTCCCGCAGAGCCCCTCCCGCATGGCTCCGGCGACGGCCGCCCTGTATGAGGCCGTGATGAACCGGCAGGCAACGCATTCCGGCAACCCCGACCTCGCCCGGCACGTCGGAAACGCCCACGTCAAGGACGATGCGCGGGGGGTGCGACTCACCAAGCAGACGAAATGGTCGAAGCTGCGCATCGACCTCGCGGTCTGCGCCGTGATGGCTCATTCCCGTGCGCTGTTCTTCGCTTCCCAGCCGGCGAAACGGACTCGCCGGGTGGTGACCTTCAAGCGATGACCACCCTCGACACCCTCATCGCTCTGGGCCGTCGACTCGACTCCGATGCGCAACAACTGTCGCTGCTCAACTCCTACTACTCCGGCACCCAGCCTCTGGCGTATCTCTCCGATGACGCCAGGGCCGCGCTCGGCTCCGGATTCCGGACCCTGAGCGTGGAGCTTCCGAAGCTGGCCGTGGACAGCCTCGCCGAGCGGCTGGACTTACAGGGATTCCGCATCGGTGGAGCCGAAGCGGCCGACCCGGGACTCTGGGCGGTCTGGACCGCCAATGGCATGCCGGAGATGGCGCCCATCACCCACACCGAGGCCCTGACCCTCGGCCGCTCGTTCGTGTTCGTCTGGGCCGGTGACAACGGCCGACCATTGGTCACCGTCGAGTCGCCCACCCAGGTCGCCGTTGCCCGCGACCCGGCCACTCGTGAGCCGGTCGCCGCCGTCAAGCGCTGGGAACAGGACGGCTATGGGCGCGCCGTGGTCTTGGAGCCGGACCGGATCACCCGCTACCGGACGGAGGGCCGGGTGGTCCAAGGAGCCGGAATTCCCTCCACCGGCTGGCGCGTGGTCGAGACCCTGGACAATCCGCTCGGCACCATCCCGGTCGTCCCTTTCGTGAACCGTGGACGCCTGCTGGACACCGAGGGCATCTCCGAGATGGACCCGATCTTGGACGTGTGCGATGCATTGAACAAGGTCATGTCCGACGCCATGGTCAGCTCGGAATACTTTGCAAGACCGCGCCGCTGGGTGACAGGCATGGAAATCGTGGAAGACGCGGACGGAAACCCCGTCGACCCGTTCTCCGAAGACACCACGCGGGTGTGGCAGGCGGAGAATCCCGAAACGCGGTTCGGTCAGTTCGAGCAGGTGGACCTCGCTTCCTATGCGAACCTCACCGCCACCTTGACACAACAAATCGGCGCGGTCTCCGGACTGCCACCGCACTACCTCGGCCTCAACGGCGACCAGCCGCCATCGGCCGACGCCATCCGCAGCGCCGAAGCGTCCCTGGTCGCCAGAGCGCTCGCCAAGCAACGTTCGTTCGGCCGGAGCTGGGCACAGGTCGCCGCGTTGATCCTGGCCGTGCAACACGGCGTCGATCCACGTTCAGTAGGTGTGGAACCCGTTTGGGCTGACCCTTCGACGCGCACCCCGGCGCAAACCGCCGACGCCGTGGTGAAACTGCACGCCGAGGGAATCCTCCCGACGTCCGCCGCGCTGGAGCGGCTCGGCTACTCGCCGCCGCAGATCGAGCGGATTAACACACAACGCGTGAACGATTCCCTCGCGTCGCAGGGGGTGAATCTGGACGATGTCCTATCGTGACAACGTCGTCTCACTGTCGGAGGCCGCCGCGACCCGCGCGGCGCTGATCTTCGACCGGTTCGTGCCCGCCGATGGCGTGATCGAGGACCTGAGCCCTGAGGATCGGAAACGACTCACCGCCGCGCTGACGACCGTGGTGCTGGTCGCCAACACCAGAGCCCGGGCACTGGCCGCCCGCTCCGTCGCATCGACCCTGACCGCCCGGTATCGACGCCCGGTGGCCCCGGTGCTGCCACCGCTCGACCCGGACGCCGAGCGCCGCCGACTCACGGTCGCCGTCTTCACGCTGCTGGATCGCGCCGAGGAGATGGGGGATCCCGATGCCCAATCGTGAGGCACAGCGACGTCGTGTTGAGCGTCTCGCCCGATCTGAACCATTGAACGCGGGACGGGAGACTGTCCTGTCGTCATCGGCCGCCCAGATGCTCATTGAAACGGGCCGGGCACGGCTGGCCGCCCGGGAGACGGACGACGATCGGAACCGCCGGACCCCTACCACTACGGCGGCTCAACGCGTAGGCGAGACTTCCGCACCCGTCGCCCGCGCGCGACGGCCCGCCCCGGGACGGCGCCGCCCCATGGTCGGCCCGAATACCATCGCGGGCTGGGTCCGGGTGGTCGACCCTTCCCCTTGTTACAAATGTCAGCAGTGGGACGACGGGAAACTCCGCCCCCTCAACGCTCGAATGAAATCCCACCCCAACTGCACCTGCACCGTGCGGTTGGTATTCGGAAGCGAGGCCAACTCATCATATGACTACACCGACCAACGGGAACCCACCACCCGACGCCCCGACCCCGCCGTCTGAGGGCTCCCCGGGCACCGACCCCTCGGGTACGCCCGACAGCGGCTCTGCGGGCGGCTCAGGGCCGGACACGGGCGCACAGGAGAGCTTCCCCGCGTCCTACGTCCGGGAGCTGCGCACCGAGTCGGCCGGGTACCGGACTCGCGCGCAGCATGCCGACGCCCTGGCGCACCGGCTGGTCACCGAGATCGCCCGCTCGACCGGGCGCATGGCCGACCCGTCCGATCTGCCCTACGACGGTTCTCTGCTCGGTGAGGACGGCTTTCCCGACCCCGAGAGGGTGGCAACGGCCGTGGACGACCTCATCGCGCGGAAACCGCACCTGGCCGACCGCCGCCCTCGCGGCTCCATCGACCAAGGCGTGCGAAACAGAGCCGAGGACGTCGACCTCGCCGGAATCCTCCGCGCGCGAGCCGGATGATGGCACGGAACCGGCTCCGCATCGACCTGGACCTCTCCGGTTTCCACCGTGCACTCGACGCACTCGACGGCCCCGGCCCCGCAACGCAGGCAGAGTTGACCCATACTTTCGCCGAAACGTTTGCTTACATCGACTCCCGCGTCCCGGTCGACACCGGCCGCTTGCGGGCCTCCGCTCGCCTCGCCATTTCCGAGGAGCCTGGCGACGAGTGGAGTGCGTCGGTGACCTATGGCGCTCCCGAAACGGGCGTGGTCTATGCCCCACAAGCCATCTACCACGCCCGCACATTCGACGGACTAGAGCAGTTCAACGACGACTTCCTCGACGCGATGTATACCGACGTGCGGGCATTCGAGTAGATGGACATCACGGGCGCGGTCTGGCACCGGCTGGTTACCGAGCCGGACATCGTCGCCGCGCTCGACACCCGCTTGTACCGCCACCGTCTCCCCGTGGTGATCGAGGGCACCGGGATGGCCGCTGCCGTCCTTTCCGCCGCTCAGGGCTGGACCACGGCGAATCGGCACAACACCGCCGAGTTCCCGAAGCTCCGGCTTGAGATCTACCAGGATTCATCCCCCAACAACCGCGACGCCGAGGACCGCGCTCACGATCTGTGGAAGCTTTTTGATCGGATTCTGCACGTTCCAACCGGGTTCGCCGCGCACTGGGGCGACGTCCGCGTGATCGGATCGCACCGGCTGACTCAGCCGGAGTGCTTCCCCGTCACCGACGCCGAGTCGGTCGCGCTGCTGGTCAGCGACTACGCCATCACCCTCGGCTGACCGCCGAATATCACAACGCCCGCTCCGCGCCCAACCGGCCGCGCGGGGCGGCACCCACGGGCCAGGTGCCCGCACCGCGAGAGGCCAGGTGCTGATCGCTCCAAGAACGACTACTGGAGTGACCAATGCCGACCGGCACCGCAACCGTTCCCGAGCTGACCGCCGAGCAGGTTCAGCGAATCCTGGTCCAGCCACTCGAAGACCGCAGCGTCTTTCTCAACGCGGGACCACGAATCTTCGACACCCCCGGCTCCCCGGTCCGGGTGCCCAAGCTCGTCGGCATGACCACCGACCCGACCTGGATCGGTGAGAACCAGGCCATCCCCGACACCACGGAGATGGACACCGACGAAGTCGTCCTGATGCCGGAGACGATGAAGAGCATCAAGATTATTTCCCGGTTCTCGAACGAGCTGGCCCGCCAGTCCATCATCGGGTTCGACGCTGCACTGCGGGACCGACTCGTGACCGACGTGGCAAACGTCATGGACAACGCGCTGCTGTCCTCCACCGTCACCAACGGCACCCAGCCCCTCGGCTTGCTGAACTACGTCGGGACGCAGAGCATGGC